CGGACAAGGTTAGGGGATCCACCACTCCCTTGTTAGGGAAGGCAACCCCATCCTCTGCCACATTATCATAGGTCTTGGAGGCGAGGGCGGTCGACCCGCACTCGACTAACCATGCGCTGGTGTTGCTGGCATCGACACCTACGTCGTCTCCCTGGGCTATGATGTTAACACCAATGACCTCCAGGGAACAAGGACACCGGAATAAGGGCATATCGGCGGCGCTAGTCCCGGCTGACAACGCCGCTATCGGAATAAAGACTGATCTCTTTTTCAGAGACTGATCCACGTTCTTTGCCTGTATCACGTTATACCACCCACCCTTCCGCTAGCCAGATTAAACTTCCAGGTCGGCCAGGAGAGCGTTCCTATTGGGAGCGGAACAACCCAGCGTCGCATAGAAGAATAATACTGCCTCATAGGCATCGAAGCCGGAAACACGGGACAGAACGGCACCGTCCTCTTCCATCCAGTCCAGATCGGACATGCGATAGATAGCCAGGGTGCTCTCGTCCAGGAAGTAGATCCGGCCAGGGAGACAATGGCGGTCCACTACGAACGGCTTGCCATTATACTCAAGGGCATCAAACCCGGCATCCATCTTCATGGTGTTAACGAAGCGGCCATCCGCCCTTACCAGGGCCAAGTATTTCCTCCGGACCGCCCGAGTGGTCAGTATCAGAGAAATTTCTCCACCCTCCTCCTCAGCGGCATCCCACGAGGACTGCATGAGATCCAGGGAATACTTTCTAGGTACACCACTATTAGCATCTACGTTAGCCTTCCAGTATTCATTCCCAGCGGTCGAGCGGTTGATACCACCGACCGTCAGGCCAGCCCTCGGGTTATTTACATCCACGATACCCCTGATCCCCATCATCTCCAGGGCGTAGGATCCATAGCGTGCAACATAGTCGTTGTCCGCTACATCAGAGTGGAGGGCGGCAGACATCGTAACGGTGGTAGCGCTGGACTTCGAGGCAATGGTTAGGTTCGAGGCATTCGCCCTGGCGTCCCCAGGGATAACGGAGGAGGGATCTACGATGTCTATCTTCATACCCTTCTTCAGGTACATAGCGCCGGGATCGTCGACGGTAAGGGTGGTACCGGTAGTTGGGTCGGTATTGACCAGACAGAGGACACCAGATCCATCACCATGGAGCTGTCTATTGAGGTCGTCCTGCAGATCCTTGGTCATCCCCTGGATCTCAGAGTCAACCGCGCGGACGAATGCACCCTTGTTGTTGCGGGAGGCCTTGATGACCGGGCCAGTTACCTGGATGCGGCCATAGTTGTAGCGGCACCTGTAGGTGGCGGTTGCATATTGCTGATTTCCAGCGGTGGGTAGCGGACCACCATCGGACCTGGCACCCACACCGGTGTTCCCCCCGACGTGGAGGGGCACGACGGCCTCGCGACCGACCACGTCTTCCTCATTCTTCTCCAATCTGTTGAGCAGTACATGGCTCATATATACCTGCTCCCGTATAGTGCCAAGATAGTCCTCCTTGAGCACGGCATCAAAAGCAGTTAGATTTTGCGGCATCTCACATCATCCTTCCATTATGGCATGTTATTTAATCGGTCCAATGCTGCCTTCCTGGCAGCCCTCCACCCCTTGGGTGTACTTATCGACACCCCGGTTCCGGAGTTACCCCCGCCCACAGGTGGAACGTGGGTAGCCGAGTTTACTACCTTCCCCTTCACGTAGTTGGCCACAGCACCCTTCTTCTCCTGTTCCAGCTTGGCCTCTAGATCCTTGATCCTAATATCAAATTTTTCCAACATAGTATCATGTATCATGGCCTTGAATGCGATCTCAGGATCAGGTATGCCATTCTTCATACAATACCCTAATACCGCGTCCTTGTCGAACCCCTGGTCCTTGTATTTGACGGATAGTTCATCTAGGTATTTCTGGAAGGCTATCTTACTGGCTTCGAGTTGCTTGGCCTCATTATCGGCCTTCAGTTTTTTATTCTCGGCCTCTAGCTTAGCCCTCTCCTGTTCGATCCTAATAACTTCCGGATCCCGAGGTTCGGTTATACCTTGGGATTCATAATGCTCCCTAAGGTATTCTATAGTCCCTATGGGATCATTAGCTAACGATTCCCACAGGCCCATGGCATCATCAATCGGGAGCTCCTTGAGCCTCCTATACTCCTCCTGTTCCTGCTGAAACCTCTTACGTTCCTCGGCCAGCTCTTGAGTCTTCCTGGTATAGTCTGCCTGGAGCATGTTGCCTTTCTTCATTTCCAGGATCTGATCGAAGGTCAGCCTCTCTCCATCAGGCATGACTATCTCATTCACGGGCTCCCTGGTTTCCTCTACCTGGGTCTCCCCTGCCCCCTCCTCGGGTCCTGGATCAACCTCTGAGGGAGTGGGTTCCGCCTCCACGCTGGGGTTATTCTGCGGCCCCCTTCTCAGGAATCTAGAGTTATTCCGAAAATCATCGGTGGTGAAGCCCTCGGGCTGAGCCACTACTGGTTCCGGAGTCTCCGATACCTGAACGTCAGGTGGTGCGCCAGAGTCCCCAGTTGGGACTTCCGATGTAGCTGTAGTTGTGGTTGATGTTAAATCCTCTTCGCTCACTATATTGCCTCCTTGCACTCCCTCTCGGGTTGGTGCATGTTTATTTTAACAACTCCCTATATGGGTTGGTTGTTAACGGGATTAAGCATTGGATTATTCTGTTCAGTTACTGCCTGGGCCATCTGGATCAATGGGAGTAGTAATGCTACCACCTGTTCTGGGTCCATGTCCTTGATCTGCTTGTAAAGATCAGGTTTGAGCCTCCTCAACCTAGATAGATATGATCTGACCTCCTCATCCGTCATAGGGGCGGGCATCCCCCCTGGGGTCGGCTCCTTCATCCTGATCCCCGGGTTCGCGGGGGTCGTAGGAGAGGCACTAGGGGCGCCGGGAATCGTACTACTCGCCCCTGGCGGAGCCGGGGTTGGGGTCGAAGTTGGAGTTGAGACTGACTGTAACATAGCCAGGCATTGCATAGCATAATTATCCACCAGGAACTTAATGTCATCGGGGAGATCATCATATTCGGTGGTCTTACGGAACCTATCCACCTCATACAGATGGACGTTAACATTGAACCATTCCTGGACCTGGATGGGTTCCCCGGCCTTCAGTCTATCTATACATCGCTTAGCATGATCGGAGTCTATGGTTAGATCCTCATACATCTCCTCTATTCCACCGAACTCCATGTAGCGGGATATCCTGACGTAATCCATCATACCAGTCTTGGGATCCAGAAAGAACCCTCTATCCATCAATTCAAACACCATGGACTGCTGGGCCGCAATGGACCTAGGCATTGCTGACCCCGGCTCAATCTGGATGTCTATGTTAGCATCGAGGTAGGCCCTACTGAATTCGACCCACTCCACCTGATTATTAGCCCCTACCACGGCGAAGCCCCGGTCCTCCGAATAATTATCCCTACAGAGCTTCAGATCCCGCTTGAACACCTTGGTATAAAAATTCTCTATCTCCGCGATCAGGGGTCTGACTACGTCATCATCCTTCTCCTGGAGGTAGTTGATGGCCAACCCGGACCTGGCATTGGGGGTATCCTTGCCAAATGATACCTTATTTAATACTGGCACTATCTCGAATTGTTTATCGAGTATGTTAATCTCCTGGAATATCGATTGGTCCAATATCGGGACCTCGACCACATGTGGGTTCTCCCCACCTGCTACCATCTTCTCTATTATCAGTCCCGGCTTCGCTACCCAATCATCGATATTGATGACATTAGGATCTACGATTATCGGGGGGTCGTTATAGATGTCATTGTGCATCTCTATCTTAGAGAGGAGCTCGTTCCATCTCCTCTGCATGGGTATAATATCAGCTATCAGGTCCTGGAACCAGAAGGTGCCGGGGACCCTAATAAAGCCGCAGTGATATATAGGGATCTCATCACAAGGCCTGGGCTTCTCAAGCATCACACCCTCTGCCCACTTGAATTGTATCCCCTTG